AAACAACAACAAATAGATGAGGAACTCACACCATTTGGATTTATTGATGATGGAGTCGCTGATGATCGTTGGAATGACGATGGTGTTTGGTTGTCTTGAAAGTCGTACAATCATAGATAAGAGGAACCATGATGATTACGGATGTGGTCAGATTCAAAGGAGAAGCACATGGCGTTCCAACTGAGTCCCGGCGTTCAGGTAAAAGAGGTTGATCTAACCTCACTGATTCCCGCCGTTGCTACAACAAGAGCCGGATTCGCTGGTCACTTCCAGTGGGGTCCAGTAGGGCAAAGAATTACTGTAAGCGGTGAGACTGAATTAGTTAGTCTCTTCCAAGAGCCGGATACGGACACCGCATCTTACTTTTTCACCGCAGCGAACTTCCTAGGCTATGGAAATAGTCTACAGGTCGCCCGTGTCGTTGGTTCAGGCAGTCTCAACTCTGTCGGTCGATGGGATGGTGTTGGAACTGGCGGTGTATTGATCAAAAACGAAGAGAACTATGATCTGACGGTTGCAACCGCAGGTTATGCCTCTGATGAAGCAGCGTTTATCGCGAAATATCCATCCGAGGAGTATGGCAACAGTCTTTTGATTGCTGCGTCTGATACAACCAATAGAAACTTCAACTTTGGCTCAGTGAACCTCAGACAAGGAACCAATGCCCTTGGAGCAAACTCTGGTCTAACCAACGCGGTGTCTGGTCTTTCGTTGACCGGAGGTTTTGCCTTCCCTCTTGGTGGGAATTTGGCAGACGGATCGACTGTAACTAACTCTGATACTGTTTTCAACCACTTTGATAGCACACTCAGTGCGATTACTGGTGATAAAGTTGGATTTGCAAACGGTCTGGCCAGGAGAACTGTTTTCAGTGCAACCACTCTCGGCACTCTTATCGATAACGGTTCTTTCGGTGGTGCTGCTGGTTCGAAGTTTAGTTTCGGTGTGACCGCACACTCTGAGGCAGGCGCCACTTTCAATAAGGCCATCTTTGCAATTCATAACAATGGTGGTTCTGCTGCACCTACAAATAGTCTTGGTACAGGGCCCGTATTCGGTGGTTCTGTTGCAACAAGCACGGTTGTTGAACTTGGTATCTCTGGATCGTTCAACGAATACCCCATCGGCGATGTTTCGGCTGCGGCACCCACGCCAAGTGTCACTGGTAGTGCGGTTATCTTCTTCGACCCAACGGTAATTTCTGCTGCCTCTGAATACTCAATTGGTGATAAGGTTGCGGTTGGATTCCGCGTGCCATCTGTGGGTGGTCAGTCTCACGCATCTGAGCAAACCATCGGTGTTACAATGATGGGTATTGGGCAGATCACCAAGGTCAGCAGTGGTGGATCGTTTGCCGCTGGCGACAACTTCATTGAGATTCTTGCCTCAGAAGAGGGAGGTGGTGGAATCACCAGCAATTCCGAGTTCGGCGCATCTGCTGAATTCGGTTCTGTGTTCAACCTACCCCAAAAACTGTTTGAGGGAATGGGTGCCAAGACCGGCGGATCAGATATGGCCGCACTTTTCTCACTCGATAGTATCCAGAGAATCGGTGAATTCCAACTCGAAACTGATGAGGGTGCCGCAGGTGGGACTCTAGATGGCTCTGGTAACACTGCTAGTGTTGAGTGGAAGTATACCAGTAGTTTCAGTCAGGCACTACCAGCAGCATCCGATTATGTCTCCACCCGTGGTGGCACTAACGACCTCGTTCATGTCGCGGTCGTTGACCAACTCGGTGCATGGACTGGCACGCCAGGAACGATCCTAGAAACCTTCGAGTCTGTTTCTAAGGCTCCTAATGCCAAGGACTTCAGAGGTAGAAGCATCTACTATGTTGATAGAATCAATAATGATTCCTCGTATGTCTGGTGGGGAGATCATCCTCCTGCTGCTGCACTTGGATCAACTGGTCAGGCTTGGGGTACGGATGCCGCAGATAGTGGTTCGGAGTACAAGACTCTCAACACGAACGTATACTCTGCTCTAACTGGTGGCGCACTTGTCACACCAACAGACTTCTTCACTGACGGTTACAATCTCTTCGAAGATTCGGAAACTGTCGATGTGAACTTGCTCCTCGGTGGGCCACTCACTGGTGTTGAAGCGAAGAACCTCGTCGCCCTCGCAGAAGATCGTAAGGATGCAGTCGCATTCCTTTCACCGCCCGAATCTGCGGTGGTTGACAAGACAGCCAGGGTTGCAACAGCGAACGCAGTTGCATATAGAACTGGTGTCAACGCATCTGACTCTGGTGGTGACTTCAACGGAACCTCCAATAACCTAAACACCTCTTCATCCTACGGATTCCTTGATAGTGGTTACAAGTATATGTACGACCGCTATAATGATGTCAACCGATATGTGCCTCTCAACGGTGATGTCGCTGGTATCGTGGTTCGCTCTGATGATCTTACCGATCCGTGGTTCTCGCCTGCCGGTTTCAACCGTGGTCAAGTTCGAGGCGTTGTGCGACTTGGTTACAACCCAATCAAGTCTCAGAGGGATGACCTGTATGTTGAACAAATCAACCCTGTCGTGTCCTTCCCCGGAGAGGGAACAGTCCTCTTCGGAGATAAGACTCTACAGAGCAAGCCAAGTGCGTTCGATAGAATCAATGTTCGTAGATTGTTTATCGTCCTTGAGAAGGCAATCGCAACAGCGTCTAAGTTCCAACTCTTCGAACAGAACGATGCCTTCACACGGGCACAGTTCATCAATATTGTTGAACCTTTCCTAAGAGATGTTCAGACTCGTCGCGGCATTACCGACTTCAAGGTGGTGTGTGATGATACGAACAATACGAGTCAGGTGATTGATGCAAATGAGTTTGTTGCTGATATCTTCATTCAGCCCACTCGATCCATCAACTTCATCACTTTGAACTTCGTTGCTACAAGAACTGGTGTAAACTTTGATGAAATTGGTTCGGGACTGTGATAGATACTAGTAGATACCCCGTAAGGAGAAACGAATGTCGCTAAACATCAACCAGTTCAAGAACAGCCTTCTCAATGGTGGTGTTCGACCAAACTTGTTCCGTGTGAACGGTAACATCGGAAATACCCCCGCACCAAGCGAACTGGGTTTTCTAGTTAGGACAGCGGCACTACCTGAGACCACCCTTGGTCAGATTGAAGTGCCTTTCCGTGGTCGAAAACTAAAACTACCAGGCAGTAGGGAGTATGCAGAGTGGACTATCACCGTCATTGCAGATGGTGAGTTCAAGATTCGTAACGCTTTCGAGCGTTGGGTCGATGACATCTACTCCGCAGTTGGTAACGTCGCAAGTGACGAACACGATCTTAGTGGAGCGTTGTTCCCAACATGGGGCGTAGACCAACTAAATAGAAAGGGAGAACCGATCAAGTCGTATCAGTTCTTCTATTGCTTCCCATCTTCAGTCGGACAGATGGAACTTGATGCCGAAAACGAAGATCTTGCAACCTTCGAAGTGACCCTACAGTACTCGTACTTCCTGACGAACGACGGTACAGACGAAACTACCCAACTTGGAGTCGCACCGCTTCCGGGCGATTCTCAGTAAAAGTAATTTCTTGAGGATATAAATTATGCCAGTAGATCTTTTCGGATTTTCCATCGGAAGATCCAAACTAAACCAACCAGTTGACGTTACGTCAACTACCACGAACTACCCTTCTTTTGTTGTTCCCACAGCAGAAGAGGGTGCTTCGTATATTGACGCCGGTGGGTTTTATGGTGCGTACCTAGACCTAGATGGTGCCATCAAAACAGAGTCTCAAGCAGTTGCAAAGTATCGTGAAATGGCTTTGCATCCTGAGATTGAGTCAGCAGTCGAAGACATTTGCAATGAAGCAATTGTCTATAGTGATCTTGGTCACTCTGTGAACCTCATGCTTGATAACAATGATAGTTTCTCAGACTCCATCAAGCAAAAAATCTATGATGAGTTTGATGAAATTCTTCGTATGTTGGATTTCGATAATAGAGGTTATGAAATGTTCCGTCGATGGTACATTGATGGTAAAGGGTATTACCACATCATCATCGATGACAAGAATCCTAAGAAGGGGATCCAAGAACTCAGGGCTATCGATGCGAGAAAAATTCGTAAGATGGTTGAACTGAAAAAGGGAACCGATGCCAAAACCAAAACGAAGGTTGTAAAGGGAACATCTGAGTTCTACGTTTATAGAGAAAAAGAGACTGACCAGACTGGTATCAAAATTGCCCCTGAGTCAATTTGCTACTTCCACTCTGGACTATATGATGCAAACAGTGGTCGTGTCCTCAGTTATCTCAATAAAGCAATCAAGCCACTAAACCAGTTGAGAATGGTTGAAGATGCGTTGGTCATTTACAGACTCTCGCGGGCGCCCGAGCGTAGAATCTTCTACATTGATGTTGGTTCCTTGCCTAAGAACAAAGCGGAACAGTATGTCAAGCAGTTGATGAACCGCTATCGAAATAAGTTGGTTTACGACGCAAACACTGGTGAGATTCGGGACGATAAGAAGTTCATGTCCATGCTCGAAGACTACTGGCTACCTCGTCGTGAGGGTGGCAAAGGCACGGAAATTGACACTCTATCTGGTGGTGAAAACCTCGGAGAGATGGATGATGTCGAATACTTCCAGAAGAAGTTGTATCGGGCATTGAACATTCCAATGACTCGACTCGAAGCAGACAATGGATTCAACATGGGTCGTGCCTCTGAGATTTCTCGGGACGAACTCAAGTTCTCCAAGTTTATCGCTAGACTGCGAAACAAATTCAACTACCTATTCCTGAGACTACTTCGTACTCAATGTATCCTCAAAGGCATTATGTCTGAGGAGGAGTGGAAGAAGATTTCTGGAGACATTCGTTTTGACTATGTGAGTGACTCACACTTTGCAGAGTTGAAAGAGTATGAAATCGTCAATGAGAGAATGTCTGTTCTTCGTGATGTTCAAGAGTACGTTGGTCAATACTACTCACTTGAATATGTGAGAAAGCACATCCTAAGACAAACGGATGAAGAGATCATGGAGATGGATAAGCAAATTCAGAAGGAGAGAGAGGCTGGTCTGATTCCAGACAAGAACTCTATGGGAGGTTTCTAATGAACTCTAGGCGCGTTATCGATTGTGTTATGCGAGGGGACAACGAAGAAGCAACACGCATTCTTCGTGAGAGTCTTGATCGTAAGCAAGTAGAAGCCACTCTTGAACAGAGTGTTGCTATTGCATATAACGCAATCCACGAAAGTGATAACGCTGCTGCTGCGGCTGATGCGGCCGCTGAACAAGGTCTACCGGATCCAGCACTTGATCCTGCAATGACCAAAGAGTTTTTCCTCAAGAGTTTTGAGGTAGATGGGACACCAGTGACTCTCAAGAAATTAGGCCTTGGTGCTTCTGCTCCCATTTCATCTTTCGTTGGTGGTGAGCGTTGGGAGATGTTTATGACCCCACAGCAAGCAACTCGCGAGGCAAAGAAGTACATCACCTCTGGTCAGTATAAGAAAGATGCTGATGCGAGAGCGGCAGCAATTGCAGCGGCCGAGAAGGAAGCAGAAAAAGAAGACAAACCATCTGTCAAGAAAGAGTCTGTTGAACTTGACGAAAATGTTCAGAATCAAGTCAAGCGTATGGACAAAAGAGAAAAGCAAAAACTCGCAGACAAACTGAATGCCTTGGATCTTAGTGGCTATGGTGACTATGAGGCAAGAGTTGACAATGTTCACAAATTCAAGCCCAGTGACTTGAAGATGGCAATGCAGATGATGTCATTGAAAGAACAAGCACAGTTCTCAAATGTGATCAAAAAAGCCGAGGACATGTCAAAGCGAATGCGTAAACCGATTACGGTCATGCAGCATACATCAAACGGTGATTATGAGTTTGCAGGCAATCGGGATGAAATTCGCAAACTCGAAAGAAAGAACTATGAGATCGTTGATACAGTCAACGAAGATGTGCAACTTGATGAAAAGATCAAGGGTCTCGAAAACAAGTCAAAGAAGAGTGGTATTGCATACGGCATTCTAAAGAAGGTGTATGACAGAGGTATGGAGGCTTGGAGATCAGGTCACCGGCCCGGTGCTACTCAACATCAATGGGCATTTGCTCGCGTCAACAGTTTCATCACTGGTGGTAAGACTCGCACAACCGCAGACAAAGATCTGTGGGCCCAACACAAGGGCAATAAGAAAGAGTCTGTTGAGGAAGGTTTGCGACAGGCCATGTCCGGTAAGAGAGAGACTGATTCGCAGAAGCAGAAGCGGCGTGAAAAGGACAACTTTGATCTATACACAAAGAAACTAAAACGTGTCGCTGCACTGCGAGGAGATAAGAGCAGTCGTAAACTCACTCCAGGCCAAGAAAAGCACTATCGACAAACTGCAAAACTGCCTGAAGAAACTCAACTGCATGAAGCAAGCAAGTCTTACAAGTTCAAAAACTTCAAGACCGCAGACGCATTCGCAAAAGCGTGTGATGAGATTGTTGACTCATCCGATCTAACTGTAAACAAGAAAACAAACGAAGTAACCGTTGAATTTAGACGTAGAACTGATGAAATGATTATTGACTCTTTGGCTAAGGATTACGGGGCCTGAAAGTACGAAGGCACTAAATACTTGAAGTAGGGAATACCCAGAAGGAATAGACATGTCCAACTCAAAAGACATTATTACAGCATTATCAGACGGTGATCTTCTCAAGGCCCGCGAACTTGTCAACGATGACTTGCTAAGTCGTGTTGCTGTCAAGATCGACGAGAGAAGTCGATCCCTCGCAAACACTGCCTTTGACAATAATAAGGTTGAAGAAGTAGAGACTGTGAACGAGGAAGAGGACACTGAGTACGAGAAGTTCTTCCGTAAAGCACTAAAGAAGTTTGGTGTTAGCGATCCAAGTGAGTTTGATAGTGATGAAAAGAAGAAAGAATTTTTCGATTACGTCGATAAAAACTACAAGTCTGATGTAGAGAAGGCAACCGGCAAGGAAGACCCTGACGCTGATGACGAAGAAAAGGTCGCTAGAGATAAGGCGAAAAAGAAGTCATGAAACTAATCAAAGAACTCAATGAAGAAATCAACGCCGAGGTTATCGTCGAAGAAAAGGACGGAAACAAGTCCTACTTCGTTGAGGGTGTCTTTATGCAAGCCGAAAAGAAGAACCGAAACGGCAGAGTCTATCCCAAAGAGGTTCTTTTCAAGGAAGTAGAAAGATACAACAAAGAGTATGTTGACACTGGTCGGGCAATGGGAGAACTTGGTCATCCAGACGGCCCCAGTGTGAATCTTGAGCGTGTGTCTCACGTTATCAAGGAACTCAAGCAAAGCGGAACCGATATCGTTGGAAAGGCAAAGATTATCGATACACCCTACGGCAAGATCGTCAAGAACTTGCTAGACGAAGGAGTGAAGATCGGTGTTTCGTCTCGCGGTATGGGTTCTATCAAGGACAACAACGGTACGAATGAAGTTCAGAAAGACTTCATGCTATCTGCTGTTGATATTGTTGCCGATCCATCTGCACCCAACGCATTTGTTGAGGGTGTTATGGAAGGTAAGGAATGGGTCTGGAACAACGGTGTTCTAGAGCCTAGAATCATCGACTCGTATAAGGACACTATTTCTAGTGTCAGTCGAAGCGAACTGGAAGAGGCGAAGTTATATGCTTTCGCGGATTTCCTCTCAAAGTTGATGGATGTCTAAATAAAAGGACTTGTTTGAAGGAGCATTCGAATGTCAGACAGAACACTTGAAACTGCTAGAGAGATCCTTGAAGGTCGTACCAGCGCCGAGGAAATGACTCAAGCACAAGAAATGAAGCACATGATGGCTGCGTATCATAAGCATCTCGAAATGAAGCACATGCCAGAGGAAGAAATTGCCGAACGCATGAAAGAGATGAAAGAGATGTCTCATGAAGAGATGAAAGAGATGATGAAGAGAGAGAAGGTCAAGTATGAGATGGCCGAAGCCGAGGAAGATATGGACGCCTCGGGTAAGGGATCTATGGATACATCCGGTAAGGGTGTTGAACTTGGAACTCTCGATGGTGCTAAGAAGGCTAAGAAGTTGAAGGAACCCAAGACTTCCGGCCCAGCAGGTAAGGTTGAGACTCCTAGCATGAAGGAGCATCTCGAAAGCCTATTTACCGGCGAAGAACTTAGCGAGGACTTCAAGACCAAGGCTGAGACTCTATTCGAGTCCGCTATCTCCCTACAAGTCGAACAGATCACCAGTGATCTCGAAGAGCAAGCGAATGCACAGGTCGAAGAAATTTGCGAAGCATATCGCAGCGATCTCGCTGAGAAGATGGATGACTATCTCTCTTACGTCGTTGACGAATGGATGAAGGACAATGAACTCGCTGTTGAGCGTGGAATCAAGGGCGATATTGCCGAGTCCTTTATTACTGGTCTCAAGGGTCTCTTTGAAGATCACTACATCGATGTCCCTGCTGAGAAGTATGATCTTCTCGAAGGTCTTTACACCAAGGTTGATGATCTTGAAAGCAAGATGAATGAGGAAATCGAGAAGAGCATGCAGATCTCCAAGGATCTTCTTGAGTCTCGTTGCTCTGAAGTCTTCCTCAAGACCTCCTCTGATCTCACAGATACCGAAACCGAGAAGTTGGCCTCTCTTGCTGAAGGCATCGTGTATGACGATGTTGATCAGTACTCTGAGAAGTTGTCAATTCTCAAAGAATCGTACTTCGACGGTTCCGAGGATGAAGAAGTTGTCCTTGAAGCCGAAGAAATTGAACATGACGGCACTCTAGTCGAAGCAACCGAAGAGGATGCTCCCGTTTTGAGTGAGTCTATGCAGCGTTACGCTGCCGTGCTTGGTAAGGTTGCTAATGCCTCCAAGCAACTCTAATTTTCCTTTTCACTTGTTTTCCATTACACTAGGAGTTCTAAAATGAACAATACCCTGCTCGCTGAACAGATTCAGCAAAAGTGGGCCCCAGTGCTAGAACACGCTGATCTTCCTAAGATCGGTGACTCATACCGTAAGAATGTGACTGCTGTCCTTCTAGAGAACCAAGAAAAGTTCCTCCGAGAAGCAGCCAGCGTATCCCCCACTAACTCCGGTATGGTTTTCCCTGGCGCTGATGGCTCTGGCGATATCGCATCGTTCGATCCCGTCCTTATCTCTCTCGTCCGTCGTGCAATGCCTAACCTCATCGCTTACGATGTGTGCGGCGTTCAGCCAATGAACGGTCCTACTGGTCTTATCTTCGCAATGAAGAGCAAGTACACCGGCAAGGCTGGTGCTGAAGCACTCTTCGACGAAGCATCCACCAACTTCTCTGGTCTCACCTCTGGTGTTACCACTGGAGGTTTCGGCGTATTCACCACGACTGGTGATGAAGCCGCTGGTACTGGAACCGATGACTTTGGTCAGGCTGACGTATCTCCTCTCGCTGGTGCAACCATCGGGGATCTTCCCGGTGATGGTTTCTCAACTGCTGAGGCTGAATCTCTCGGTGGTCAAGCGGGTGACCACTTCACCGAGATGGCGTTCAACATCGACCGTACCTCGGTCACCGCTAAGACTCGCGCCCTCAAGGCTGAGTACACCACTGAACTCGCTCAGGATCTCAAGGCTGTTCACGGTCTAGATGCTGAGACTGAACTCGCGAATATTCTCTCCACCGAGATTCTCGCCGAGATCAACCGTGAAGTGGTTCGTACCATCTACGCCGGTGCGAAGTTGGGTGCCCAGCAGAACGACCTTTTCTACAAGGGTGGCGGAACCAGCAACGGTCTCAGAGGTCAGTTGGGTGTTACTCACGCAACCGCTGCCGCTGCCAACCACGGTGGTATCTATGATCTCGATCAAGATTCCGATGGTCGTTGGTCCGCAGAGCGTTTCCGTGGTCTCATGTTCCAGATCGAGCGTGAAGCCAATGTCATCGCTAAGGAAACCCGTCGTGGTAAGGGTAACTTCGTCCTCTGCTCGTCAGATGTCGCTTCTGCCCTCGCTATGAGTGGTCACCTCAGCCTCTCTGGTGGAACCAACGAGATTGGTGACGTTGATGATACTGGCAACACCTTTGTCGGTACTCTCAATGGTCGCATGAAGGTCTACGTTGATCCTTATGTCCAGACTGGTGGAGACTTCTGCTGTG